CTGTTTGGACGTTCACAATAAGTTCAAAGAAGAACTTGCGACTAAGATACAAAAGTTGAAGATTGATGTTGATAAGAAGAATTCTCTTCTTGATACAGATCTTGCAACTGCTCTTGATGATTCTGATTTCATCATTTCTGTTGAGAAGGATCTTAAGGAAATTGATGCTTTGTATATTGAAGTGTCTACCACAGATAAGAACTTGTGTAATTTCCGTTTTCAGATGGAAGATGTGCGTAATGCTGCAAATGAATTGCAGCGTAAGTACCGTTTGTTGATGACCTCTGTCACAGGTAAAGTACATCCTACTGTGCTCTGGTTATATGGAAATTCTGGAGTTGGTAAAAGTCATTGTGTTGAAGAGATTATACGTGGCTTACAACAACAAGAACGTAGAACAATGACAAAATTTACTCGCCAGTGTGGAGATCAATACTGGTCAGGGTATTGTGGAGAAGATGTTGTTATTTATGATGATTTTGGAGCAGATAATGAGAATATTGATCATGTTGAACTTGATGCAATATATTCCTCAGCTAATTATCCACTGAATATGGCGGATATTGGATCTAAAGGGAAGCGTTTTGTTTCCCCTTATGTCATCATTTGTTCTAATTTTCCGTTCATTGAGAAATCTAAGCGACTTCTTATGCCTTCTATTTTAAATAGAAGACGTGATTTGTTGTTTCATGTTGATGACAGAGTTGCTGACCAATATCGTTCAAGAGGACGAGTTCCACCACCAGAACATTATGAAGAAGATTATTCACATGCTAAATTTCGTGAGTTTGCGTTAGCACCACACAATGGTTCTATTGCTTACACAGGACGTGAGTGGGGCCTTGGTGCGATTATTCAAGAATTTTATCGAACCAAGACCAAGCGTGTTGACGTATACAAGAAACAACTGGAAGGAGTGTGTCAATCATTTCGTGATGGAATCGTTGAAGATACAGATAAATACAATTATCCAACACGTATTTCTATTGTTGACCCTGCAGCGTGGGCCAAACACACGGAAGTTATACCCGACGATGATGATGTTGTTGCTCCTGATGATGAATTATCTTTAAGACCAAAAGATACTTTTGCGAAAGCACGATCGTGGTTACAACCTCGAGCTGATGAATTATCAAAAACTGGAAAGAATTTGCAAAAGTTTGTGAAAACGAATAAAGGTCATAAGATCATTACATCAGCTCCACCACCAGTTATGTTTGACAAGTTTGAAGATCATTCTAAGCGACGATTGCGTACCATTCTGTTGATGGGTGATGCTAGTACACGAAAAACGACTATTGCTGAATCGCTTGTCAAGAAATTCCCACATGTGGAATTTATTGATGAATTTTGTACTCGCTTGATTGAAGTTGAAGAACGTGTTTGGAAACAGTATGATAATTATGAGGAAACTGATATCCCCATGATTTTATGTTGCAATTCCACGACACTTCGCACTGAGTGGAATAAACATCATTCCACAGACCCACAGAGAATGGATGCATTCATGCGTCGTTGTGTTGTGTTTAATTTTGAAATACAACATGGATTGTTTACAAAGCGTGTCGCAGCTGATATTACATCTGAAACGTACTCCAAGTATGTTAAGATCCAGTATCTCTTTGAGAATGGAGTGCGTGGAGTAATGTCATCTACTATGGAAGTGTTTTCTTGTGCTGCACAGTATTTACAAACTGTGCCAGTTCCAGTTCCTGTTATGAATAATTCACTGGCACGTATTATGTTACCACCTGAAATTGATTATATTGTCAGTGTTGATGTCAAAGTAGATGATGTTGGAAATTCATGTTTTGAAGACTTCAAGATGATGAAAGGTAGTGCTATTGCTATTATGGCTTTGGCACCACAGTTGATGTCATTACGATCAAGAAGGTATGCATGTTGTGCTGATGCTTTGGTCGATTTCAACGAGGCCAAAGTTAAGTTTGACAAAGTTGCTTTGTTGCAATTTAAGGATGCAAATTTCATCTTCAAACCAAATTCGTTTGGTGTGTCAGAAGCGTTCCATCTAGATAGTAGTATGGCAGCACAAGTGGAAGAGGTTGCTGCACAAAACGTTCGTAATGTTGCACAAAATAGTGTGTTGATTTGGGTTGACATGCTATTGTATTTTGTGAAAACATTGGCAGTTAGTTATTTCTGCACATATTATCCAGAAGAGCAAAAGATGCGATCAGAAGGAAATTGGGCTGATGAACCAGAAGATAAGAATTGGACAACACCAATGGATTTGTGGAGTATGACACCAGCTAGTGTACCAAAATCACGTGTTGGAACGCGTGACTCACAAAAAGAGTATTGTGAGTTTCATCACACTCTGGATTATTGTTTCCAAACAGAGTCACGTACTGTTCGTAGGCTCCATGAGGTGTATGATCAAGGACCTTCAAACGTAGTACAAGATGTGTTGAAGAGTGAAACATCTGATGAAGAAGACCAAAGAAAGCGTCCAATACAACGATTTAAGGTTCAAAATGAAACATCTGATGAAGAAGATCAGCGAAAGCGACCAATCACACGATTTAAGACTGGAAATGATGAACCTCGATCTGTTCCGAAGATTCCTCTTAAGAACTATATGATGAATCAAGCAACATGTGTGGCAACGAAGAACGAAGTGTTGGAAGATCAATCATCATATGATCCACAAG